GTCAGCTCCAGTCCGCTGCCCAGTAGTCTCAGTACAGTGGCTAATAGGCTATAGCCTATTAGCCACTGTCTACGCGCCGCCCGCCAATCGCGTGAGGGCAACCTTCGTCCCACCACTTCGTGGTGCCGAGCTGAGCTGAGTGTCACCCCGCCCCTAGTACCAAGCTCCTAGCTTGGTGCTAGGTCTCACATGTGTGGGTATGTATGTGAGACCAAGGTCTCACCTACATACCCCCCGCCACCGCCGAAACTTCAGCAGGGAGCGCCACCCCGTCCCCCACCAGCATTCGCTGGAGTTCCTACGTTTGGGGGATGCAGCCCCTCTGGAAAGTACGAAACATCGTGGGAAGGGGCAGCCACGCAGCCTGAGCCACGCTCAGAGCGCTTTGGCAGCGACCTCCTCAGGCATCCTCTCCAGCTCGTAGAAGCTGCCCTCGGCGCTCATGCGACAGAGGATGCGCACGCCTCGTGCTCGCATCCACACGACCACGTCAGGGAGCCCTGCCTCGATATGTACAGGGCCTGCTTGCAGGCGCCTGTACAGCTCTGCTGCCTTGGGCCGCATTCCCGCGTCGTAGGCAGCGAAGATGTCCTCCTGCGTGGGTTTCGCGATGGGACGAGGGGGCGCGCTGACCACGAGCCCGCGCACCGTCTCGACCTCGACCTCGACCTCAGGCTGCGGCTGTGCTTGGGCTTGGGCTCGGGCTCGGCGCTCCAGCATCGCTGCCTCCGCGTCCCGCTGCTCCTGCGTCACTTCCATCAGGGGTGCCGTCTGTCGTCGTCTCGGGCTCATCTGGCTCCTCTCCGAGCTGCTGCTCTGTCGTCAGGTCCGCCCCCATCGCAGGGGTCCGCGCCCACTCCACATCATCCCTGTGCATATCCCCTCCTAGTATCAGCTCAACGGCTCCGAGCCGATAGTGAGCCATTGAGCCGATAGAGAGCCTGATGCAGCTCCCCCGGCCCCAGCCGGGGAGCGGCAGCAGGGTATCGGCTCAACGGCTCAACGGCTCACTCCCTATAGGGACGAGCCGTTGGATGAGCCGATAGGTCTCAGTCATCGACGCGGCCCTTGATGAGGTCTGCCAACTGCTCGCCCTTGGGGCGGGCATCCACCACCAGCAGCGGGCGGGACTTCCAATACTCGCCGTGGGCGACGGGCTTGCCGACATCGCGGACATCCCGCCTGACCAGACGCCGCTGTCCGACCAGCAGCTTCAGGCGCTTGTTGGCTGTCGCATGGCTGACGCCCCACAGCTCTTCGGCGTCAGCCGTCCGCAGCCCGGGCTGCCCCATCCCGTCCATCGGGAACTGGTCGAGGCGGTAGTCGTCTTCCTGCGGGGTCATGTCGATGTCGTAGGACATGCTGCTGCGGTCGAAGACGAGGGGGCGGGTCTGCGGGAAGTCGAGGCGCCCGGAGATGGCGAGCCTGCGGTCGTCGCTCCCCGTGTCGTTGGTGTAGCCCAGCTCGATGCTCTGGTCCACGGCGGCGTAGATGCCACCGCTGCCACGGATGCTCTCCCCGTGTTCGCCCCCGCCCTTGCGGGCGTGGTGGACGAGGATGACCGCAGCATGGAACGCATCGGCCCACACCCTGATGGCGACGATGGCTCGTGTCGCGGCCACGGCGTCGTTCTCGTCCTTGATGTCGCCCCACACCGCGAGGGTGTCGATGATGACGAGGGCAGGGCGCTCTGGGTCTGCCCACCCCGACATGGCTGCCAGCAGATGGTCGAGCTTCGAGAGCCCGGCCATGACGAACTTGGTGCGGTCAAGGATGTCGAGTGAGACCAAGCCATCGGTCTTGCGGACGACGGGGAAGCCGGACTCTTCCGTGACGAGGAGCATCGGACCCTTGGGCACTGGGTCGCCCCACAGGAATGGGCTGTTCGCCTCACGAGCCCGCATCAGGCCACTGACGAGCGTGGACTTCCCTGACTTCGGGGGACCCGACACCATCGTCACGTGTCCGTACGCTGCGAGCGGGCTGACCCACTCGACGTTCGTGGGCTGCGCTGCCCGGTAGTCAGCGATGCTGACGATGAGGGGTGACTCGGCCTGCGCTTGGGAGACGGCTTCCTCGGCGCTGATGGGGACGGGGTCCTCGCCGTACTTCGTCTCGACATCGCCTATCGCCTGCCGTACCTCTTCGAGGCTCTTGGGCTCGGGGAGGCGGGCGTTGATGCTGAGCATCGCGTCTTCGAGCGCCTGCCCTGTCAGCCCGCCACCGCGCAGGGTGCGCGCACGGTCGCGGAGGTAGGCGTGCCTGCTGCCCGTGGGCACGGACTCCGGGCTGCGCATGCCCTCGCCCACCGTGATGCTCGTCTGCGAGGTCTGCGCGGGCTGTGCTGGTACGTGCTCGCGTGGGAACGGCATGATGCCCGCGAGCATGTCCGTCGTGCTGTGCCCGTTCTGGCGGGCGATGGTGTAGGTCTTCCCGCTGGGGTGGACACTTCCCGGGCCGATGACGTAGCCCAGATGTGTCTCGCTGCGCACCAGCCAGCCGAAGAGTGTCGAGGGGACCGGGCCGTACTCTGCGGGCCAATGGAAGTAGAGGTGGACGCCATTCGCCGTCTCGACGCTGAGTGTCTTGGGGAGGCCCAGCTTCCTGAGCTTCTCGACCCAGCCGTCCCCGTCCACGTCGATGACGATGTGCCCGTAGGCAGGCACGACGCCGTAGTTGCCCCCGGACCCCGACGCGCTGAGCATCTTCGTGACGGCGTCGGGGTCCGTCGTCCCGGCGTGGAAGCCGTTGATGGGGATGGGGTGCTTGCCCGGTGACGTGCAGTCCGCGCCCTTGGGACAGGGGCAGCGCCCCTGCTCGTCAGCACGCCAGACGCTGAAGACGGGGAAGCCCGCCCCGGCGAACGCCAGTGCGTTCGCGAGTGCTCGTTGGTCGGTCATGGATGAGAGGTCCCCTCTTGGGTTGGCTGCCGATGTACGAGGTCGCCCATCGGATGAGACCTCCGAGTCTACTCCTTCGGGGCCGTGTGGTACGCTATGGGTCCGGTCGCCTTTCGGGCGGGGTGAGCGCCCCTTCGGGGTCGCCAGCTCCTCCGCAAGGGTTCGGATGAGGCGCGAGGGACCCCGGCTTGCCGGGGTCTTCGCGTGTCTGGGCCGTCCTGCACGCTCCTCTGGGATGCGCTATGCTGCGTCTTGCACAGGGCCACCAGAGACGGCGGACCTACCGCACCCTCATCCGGCCCAAGCGAAAGGAGTCCTCTCAGTGGTCGCTCCCAGCCTCTCCATCACCGTCGGTTCGGGCGTCCCCGAAGACCAGCTTCCCCCCGGCAACTATCCCGCCGCGCTGAAGGCTGTCGTCGCCCGCACCATCGTCGTCAACAACGAGGACCGCGAGGTCTTCGAGTGGACGTTCCTCGTGGACACGGAGAACGAGGACGGCACGCCCGGTGAGCCCATCGAGGTCTCCGGTCTGTCGTCCCAGATGACCGGTCCCCAGTCCAAGACCGCGGCCTTCCTCGCAGCCCTCATGGGCGCGGAGGCGGTGCAGCCGGGCGTGACGTTCACCATGAACGACCTCGTCGGGAAGCGCTGCCTCATCCAGACCGTCCTCAACAAGGGCGGGTACGCGAAGGTCGATGGGGCGGTCGCCATCCCGGTGACGGTCGCCAAGCCCCGGCAGTCCAACCGGACAGCCGCAGCCGTCTCTGCCCCGGTCGCAGCGCCTGCCGCTGCTCCCGTCGCAGAGGTCGAGGCCGAGGCGGTCATCCCCGAAGCCGACGACGACTTGCCCTTCTAGCGAAACTGCGTCAGATGACGTAGTTTCTGGTCTTGTTCTCTCCTCCTTGCGTCAAGGCCCCCGCTCCCCAGAGGCGGGGGCCTTGTCGTATGCTTCGCGCCGTGACGACGGACATCACGCTGACCGGGTGGCGGAAGAAGGAGCGCTCCGAGTACGTGGAGCCCCGTGCGCCTGCCCCTACACGCGCAGCAGCAGCCAAGCGACGCTCACGAGCGAGGCAGAACGGAGCAGATGAACCCGTTGCGAGGCCGTCTGAAGCCCCTGAGGTCATCGAACAGGGCGCTGTGGCACTGGATGACGACCTTGCAGCCGTCGTCGTCCGCAAGTCCCTCGACCGACTGGCCTCTGGAGAGCTTCAGCCCAACCTCCGAGACGGTCTCATCGCCCAGCAGCTCATCGACAGGCGCGAAGAGAAGGCTGCGGACCGTCAGTTCATGCTCTCACTCGCCCGTGCGCTGGCCGGTGGCGGCTACGAGGCCCCATCTCGGCTCCTTCCGGCGTCGGTCGAGCCACCCGAAGAGGTCGTGGAGGGCTATTTCGAGGAGGTCCCGCTCGCCCCGGCCCACCTGAGGTCCGAATGACCGTCGTCTCGCCCACTCCGAGGGCGAGGGAGAGCCGTCACGGGCAGCGTGTGCGGGCAGAAGCGTCGCAGGACGCTGCGCTGGACCCTTCGAGGCTACTCCAGAGCGACTTCGCACGCGACTTGGCCCGTGCCCGATGGGACATCGGGTTCTTCGCACAGCGTTTCCTTGGCATCCGGCCCCATCCGGGGCAGTTGCGCTTCTGGGACGCCATCCTGATGCGGGATATGACGGGATGGCAGCCTCGCTACCTCGACATCACCCTCTCGGCGGGCAACCGTGCGGGCAAGACCCTCGCCGTGACGGTCGCCAACTTCCATTCGACGTTCTTCAAGCTCGGGTTGCGCCCACCGAGGTTGCTCTCACAGCGTTCGATGGTCCAGTGGAGCGCCCTGCCCTACGAGTGGTACCACTTCGGCATCGCCCAAGAGACTTCCGAGCTGTCGTACATCGAGTTGGTGCGCCTGCTTCAGGGCACGCACGAGGCACAGGCCGATGGCTGCCCCCTGACCACCGAGCTGGGTGGTCCGGTCGCGGTCTGGGACAAGAAGTACCGGGGCGAGTACCTCTGGGTGCGCCTGCACCCCGTGTTCGGGGGCGGGTCCATCCACTACCGCACCACGGGCGAGAAGGCCATCGGCTCACTCGGCAAGGACATGAACGGTATCTCCTACGACGAGGGTGGCTTCGACCCATACTTCGACTTCGTCGTGTCGGAAGTCCTCCACAACCGACGCCTCTCCACGGGTGGGCAGCTCTGGATTGTGGGCACGGCCACCGAGGGACTCACTGCCTTCGCTGACCACTGGTACAAGGGGGACCCGGACGCGCCGGACCGCAAGCCAGACTCCATGAGCCTGCGGATGAGCACACGCGAGAACATCGGTTACGGCATCGACCCGGTGATGTTCGACCGACTCGTCGCCAGCATGCCGTCCTCGTTGGTCCCACAGAACATCGACGGCCTGTTCCTTGAGGGGCGCTCCTCGTTCTTCTCGCAGCAGGCGGTGGACGAGATGTTCACGAGCGACCTCCCCGAGATGCAGCCAGCGAGGAAGGGACATCACTACCTCCAAGGTGCGGACCCGGCGGTCAGCTACGACAGCACGTGGAGCATCGTCCTCGACGGCACATCCAGTCCAGCCGTCGGCGTCTTGGCCTCACACCAGAGCGGGCGGACGACGACGCCGGTCATCGCCGCGCTCGTCACGAACAGCCACCAGTCCTACACGGGTGACGGCTACCGCTGCATCACCGGGGTCGATACGACCGGGATGGGTGGGGCCATGTTCCGCGACGCGCTTCCCATCACCGTGCGCTCGGTCGAGTTCGGCGGCTCGCGTGGGAGGAAGCTGAAGCTCCTCAACAACCTCAAGACCGCCATCGAGCAGCGTAAGCTGCGCCTCCCGCGTTCGGGGCCGTGGCTCACGCTCCGCCGCCAGCTTCTGGGCTACCGCCTCAACGACAAGGGGCTCCAGACCGACGCGGTCATGGCCCTCGTGGTGGCATGGGACATGGCTCGCTTGAACCCACCCGGTGCGAGCAACGCGACGCTGGACTATTTCGGCAGCACCCCGAAGGGTGTAGCATCTCGTGCGAGTAGCGGGCCACCCGGTCCCGGCTTCGGTCGTCGGGTCGTCACGTACACCTCGTTGAGGGACATGCGAGCACGGGGTGGGTAGGTGTACGCCATCGAACGAGGCGGTCAAGAGGCCGCTGATGTCTACGAGCTGGATGACCCCGAGGCACGAGACCTCTGGGATTGGTTGAGGCGCAGGCGCTTCGCCATCCAGCCAGAGCAGGACCGCTTCGCGCTCCTGTGTGACCGCTGGGACAACCTCTACTACCCGCAGTCCTTCACCCGTGGCGGGGCATCGCACTGGGCTGACGACCCATCCGCCGCCGCTGACAGCGGGAAGGTCCACATCTCGGTCAACTCGTACCCGCCCTACGTGGACATCCCGGCTGCGCTCCAGTCCTTCCAGCCCATCGAGAACATGGTCCCCAATGCCCTCACGCCTCAGGGTCGCCAGCTCTCCGTGCTGGTCGAGCGGGTCTATATGGCGTGGAAGGAACGTGTCGGGCTGGAGCCGCTCAGCCACAAGGCGTGTGTGACCAAGTGCCTCTATGGGCGCACCGCTGCCCGGGTCACGTGGGACTCAGAGAACGACCTCCCGGTCGTAGAGCTGGTGGACCAGCCGCGCAACCTCTACCTCGGCTGGCGCTCGACGGCGTACGAGCGGCTGGAGTGGGCGCTCTACGTGAGCGCCATCTCGCCCGACACCGCGCTCGAAGAGTGGGGCCTGCACTGCGCCACGGCGAGGGACACGGAGGGGCGTCCCTACCTCTACATCGTCAACCCCACCTACTACGGCACGTACGACGCTCCGCTCGGCGGGCAGTCGCTCAGCACGGACCTCCGCATCGAGGTCAGCGACTACTGGTACCGGGTGCCGCGCAAGAACGCTCGCGTCGTGGCAGGCAAGCCGGTCGCCTTCGAGACGTGGAACGCCATCTTCGTGGGCAACTACATGGTCAAGAACAAGCGGCACCCCGAGTACCGAGGGCAGCTTCCCTACGTGCCGCTCTTCAACAGCTACGTGCCGGGCCAGCCTGACGGACGGTCCTCGCTGCACGACGTGGAGCAGCTCCTGCGGGAGAAGGACGAGCGCCTCTCCGAGAACGCGCAGATGATACACAGGGCCGTGGCCGGGCAGCTCTGGCAGCTCACCGGCCCCGAGGCCCCGGCTCAGGTGCCGCCCGGCTTGGAGCCACAGCCCAACAAGGTGCTCGCCCCCGGTGCGGGCAACAGGCTCGAAGCGCTCCAGCCGTGGATGCCCGAGTTCCAAATCGAGCAGTTCCTCACACGCATCGACCGTGAGCTGACCGACATCAGTGGGCTCAACGAACTCATGCGTGGCATGGCCCCGGCTCAGGTCATGAACTCTGGCAAGGCCATCGCCGCCCTCGTCTCCAACTACGAGACGCGGGTGAAGATGCCGCGTGACCTCTTCTACAAGTGGCGCTCCGACATCTGGAAGCTTGCCGCCACCATCTGGGCCGAGAAGAACCCCAAGATGAAGGGCGTCCTCGAAGAGGCTGCCACGCTCATCATCCAGTCCCCGTCGCTGACGCCGCGTGACGATGCCGAGATGAGCAGCATCGCCCTCAACCTCAAGGAGGGCAAGCTCTGGTCTGCCGCACGAGCGATGGACCGCACGGGTGTCGATGACCCCGAGGCCGAGATGGATGTCATCCGCTCGGAGCAGACCGACGCGACCATCAACCCGGCCAGCGTTCAGGTCATGGTCTCGCTCATGGCGATGCTCCAGCAGATGCAGCAGCAGATGCCGCAGCAGCTCCAGCAGGCCGGGCAGCAGGCCGGGCAGGGCATGGCCTCACAGATGGCAGCCATGCGTGGCTTGGCCCCACAGACGCAGGGCGTGCCCTCGCTCAACGGTGAGGGCATGTCACCCGAGACGCCGCCGGAACTCATGCCGGGCAACACGCCAGAGGGTGCAGCGATGGGCGCCAACGGGCCAGAGGGCACGGTCCCTCCGGAGGGAGAGGCAGCCGTCCCGGTCGGGCAGGAGGGCCTGCCGTCCCAGATGCTGTCCCAGTATCAGGTCGTGGAGGGTGAAGTCAGACCGCGCATCGTCGGTCAGCAGACCATCCAGAGGACGCAGTAGTGGTCCGCAGCGGGCAGTTCGGTCGCCTGCCGCGTCAGGCGCCTGACCTCAGTGGGGCCATCGCTTCCCTCCTGCGCGAGATGCAGGCGCAGGAGGACCAGAACTACATCGACGCATGGAAGAACGGCGGCGAGGTGGACGGCAAGCCCGTCAACGACGCTCGCTTGCTCGCACACTTCAAGGCGCGTCGTGACTCGCTCTCCAAGGACGACCCGCTCTGGGACGAGTGGGACAACCGCCTGACGCAGTACACCTTCGCCATCGAAGAGTCGAAGATGTCGCTGAAGTGGGACCAGAAGAAGGTCTCCGAGAGCCAGATGTCGGCGTTCTACGCACGTTGGGCTCACAAGGCGACGAAGAACTCCGAGTTCAGGCGCACGCTGGAGAGTTCGGCTGCGCGCTGGCGTGCTGCTGCGAACCAGCGGTCGGGCGGCAGCGGCGGCAGCGGTTCGTCAGCAGCCGAGGCCCACGCCAACTGGGTCAAGAACTACTGGGAGCGCCACGTCAAGGGGGGCGAGGTGCTCAAGGATGGGCTGGTCGCCATCGCGATGCAGTACCAAGCCATCCCCGCATCGACATCCAGCTACAGCCCGCCCACGCTGGCCGACATCAACCCTGACTCAGCCGGGTACGGGGACTTCCTCGACATCTACGAGGACGGCAAGGTCGATGACCCGCTGGTGCAGAACCTCATCGAAGATGTGACTCGTGAAATCCGTAAGACGAACCCTGACTTCGTGTTCGACAAGCGGCATATCGACAATCTCCTTGACCGCTCGCAGGAGGGGTTGGGCACGCTCGTGCGGAAGAGCACGACCCAGACGGAGCGCAACGACTGGCAGGACCGCAGGGGAGAAATCCGCCAGTCCAAGAACCACATCAAGCAGGCCCCCATCATGCAGCGCGTCTTCGATGCGCAGGACCAGTACATCGAGACCACGTACAACTGCCACGGCAACTATGCCTGCGAGCGTGCAGCCGCCGTCGCGTTCAGGGACACCCTCTCTGCGGAGGGGGCTCGGCTCATGCGCGGCGGGCAGGAGCAGGCTGACCTCTCGGTCACGCCGTTCATCTCTGGCACCATCGAGTACATCGACTCCGCGCTGAACGGCAAGCTGCTCGACCCGACCACGCCCGAGGGCAGGAAGCCCACCATCTTCGACCTGAATGGGGTGACTGGCGGGGCTGGTGATGGCTACCTTCAGGGCACCACGAAGATGTGGTTCGACAACGAGCAGAAGATGGCGAATGGTGGGTGGGTCTCGTCCACCCCGGTGCCCGGCCCTGATGGGCAGCCGCTGCTCGATGACGATGGCGACCCGACGTACTTCACCGTCGTCCACGATGCGAGCGAGCCGGTCCCGGTCGATGCCATCGAGGTCCCTGCGTCGGGCGTCATGGATGGTGCGCCAGCAGGGGCGAGGGCATGGCTCCTCACCGGCTCGGTCGATGTCACCTATGTCGCCCCGGACGGGACGCTGCTCGCTGCTGGTGATGTGTCCACGAAGGTGACGAAGGAGGACGGCACGGTCGGGTACGTCCCACCGCAGGGGATGCCCAAGGTCGTGGCGACCACGATACCCGGGCTCGTCTATGACGGTAAGGCGGTCAACGTCTATCGGACCGGGCTTGGGACACCAGAGAGTCCGTTCCTGTACCACACCACGCTTCCCACGGTCGAGGACGCTGCTGGTCGCAAGCTGACGACACGCGCAGCAGCGAACAACAGCGGTGCGCGGGTCTTCGTCGCACCAGCGGCGTGGGACGAGACCCTCAACGAGGGGAAGGGTGGCTGGGTCGCTGACAACTCGATGTTCGATACCGCCATCAACGACGCGAGGACGCTGCTCCCCAGCGAAGCCTACGTCCCCGGCACGTTCAGGACCCTCTCGGCTGCTCAGAAGCAGGCGGCTATCGACAAGCTGTACAGGGAGAACGACCCTGACGCAGACAGTGAGGCCAAGCGGCTCATCGCCAGCATGGCGGACGAGCAGCGCGCAGCTACGGCGGAAGGCGATGTGTTCAAGGCGTCGCAGCTTGGTGCTGACGCCGGGCAGATGCAGCGTCAGGTCGAGCTGTACCAGACCTCTGGCATGGGCGCCACGTTCGATGACCAATACCGCTCGATGAACCAGTGGACGCCAGCGCAGCAGGAGTGGGTGGACAAGCTTGCTGCGAGGGGCATCACGGCTGAGACCGTGGGTGAGGATGCGCTCAAGGAAAGGATGAAGGCGGTCGCCCAGCTTCCTGAGGCTGACAAGGCTGACCTGACCAAGGCCGGGCAGCGGATGAACCAGTGGGTGCAGTACGGCGTCGTCCCACCGGCTACGGAGACCGACTCGCGGGCTGCGCGAGAGGCTCGCATCCTCGACCCGAACCTCGCGCTCAGCGAGTTGCGCATCCCCGGCTACACGCCACCGGCAGGCTCCGACAAGCCCCAGAGGCCGTGGGAGTGGTTCAGCGGTCCGAGCGTTCTCCCGTCGAGCGTCTCCGGTACGACGCCTATCAACCCGCTGGACACGAACGGGCCATCGCCGTACGCCAACCCGCGTGCTGACGCGCTCGGTGAGATGTACTCGCGCGGTGTGGACTTGCCCACACCGAAGCCGCCCAAGCCGCCTACTCCCCCGCCACCGAAGCCAGAGCCGAAGCCGAAGCAGAGCAAGAACCCGAGGGCCAACCCTTCGTGGTCGAGTGGGACGAGGACCATCGCTGATAGCACCAGAGGCACGTGGTACGACCCGACGACCGGGACGGTCCACACCGCAGCGTCCACGTCGTTCACGCCTATGACCCCGCTCAGGCCAGCGTCCACATGGGGCTCTGCCTCGACAGGGCAGCCGGGCGGGCGGGCGCTTGGTGGGAGCTGGTAGGCCATGCCTGTTGACCCGCGTCTGGGTGGTGTCTCTGGCGGTGGATACCCAAGTGGGGGCATCTACCGCCCGCCTCGTTCTGCGTACTCCCCGATGGTGTCGAACTACGTGGGCGGCTACGGGGACCCCACGTACATGGGCAGGGGCGACAGCGCGACTGAGTCACGCCCGTTCCAGCTCGTCGGCAAGGGTCGCCTCAATCTGCTCGACCCGATGGGTCGGTCGCGTGAGGCTGACCAGCTCATGGCTGCGGGTGGCATCGAGCAGCCGGTCCCACGCGAGGGTCCGGTCGGGTTCGTGCAGGACTACTACGACCCGGCCAACCCCGGTGGGCTCATCGGTGGGCTGCTCTCGGCGGTCGGTCAGTCCGTCGGTGGCATCTTCGGCAAGCAGGGGCAGGAGGTCGGTCTCTTCCTTGGCGGCGCGGTCGGGAAGACACTGGAGGTCCCCTTCAACCTTGCCTCGACCATGCCGTTGCCGACCTACGCCCTGCCCTTCGTGGATGAGGCCAACGCCCAGATAGAGAAGTCCACGCCCTACCTCTTCCGTGATGTCGTCAAGGTGCCCAAGACGGTCGGGGACCTCTTCGGGTCAGCACTCAACGCGATGGGCCTGCTGGGTCGTGGGATGGAGCGCACGTTCGCCGGGATGAACGCGCTGCCCGAAGACCTCAGGCGCCGCGTGGATGCTGGCGAGATTGACGAGGACCGCGCCTACGACATGATGGTCATGGAGGGGCGTGGGTACTCCGACAACTTCGTCGTCAACCTCATCGCCAACATCGCCTTGGACCCACTGAACTGGCTGACCTTGGGGGTGGGCTCGGTCGGGGCAGCGGCGAAGGGCAGCATCAAGCTGGCAGAAATCGTCGGGAAGTTCGGCTCCACCCTCGATACCGTGACCCACGGGGCTGCCCTTGGGAAGCTGGGGGACATGGTGCGGTCGGGGCAGCTCGTGCGTGAGGCGGACATCGCCCAGCTCTCGCGCTTCGACGCCTACCGGCTTCGTACCACCATGCAGCGCACGGCCCTACAGGAAGCCGACCACAACCCGCTCGTCAACCTCGCCCTCTTGACGCGCATGCACATGGTGCCCAGCGCGAGGGAGGTGCTCGGTCACGTGGACATGGCGACCACGAGCAACCTCTTCTACCAAGTCGCTGAGAAGGCCATCAGGTACACGGACCCTGTCACCTTCATCGGCGGTCGCCTCTTCGGGACGGGGAACATCGGCAAGCGCACCGTCGAGGTGTTGGCGACGGCAGGCAACGCGGCCATCTTCTCGGCGTATGGGCCGCAGCGCGTCAGGCTGCTGACGCAGATTGCTGACGCTGGTGGCGGGGGCGGCAGTGAGCGTATCTTGGAGTCGCTCGCCGTCTTCGACGCCAACCTCATCCAAGAGTACGCACTGTCCGAGCACATCGCTGATGGCATGCGGGCGAAGGCTGTGCCCATCCTCAACGGGGCGGACGGTCACTCGCTTTCTCCCACCGAGGCAGCTCGTGGCATCGTCGGTCTAGGGGCGTTCGACGCCAGTGCGGGCAAGCAGTTGGAGCTGATGGCCGTCCGGAACATCCCGCCCCTCTACGTCCGTCGGGCTGGCGAGACCGAGGAGATGCTCAGGCAGCGGCTTCTCACCGAGTCGCGGGCCAAGCTCCAGTCGATGCTTGGTCCCACATGGGACCCGAACTCGCTGACGGCAGCGCACCTCGATGAGCAGATGGCTGGTCTCATCCATGCCGCCTACTACTACGACAGGGGCGCAGCCTTCCATAACGAGGTCGTCCCTGCGCTTCTGCGGGCGAAGACAGCCGGTGTGCTGCCCGTCTCCCTCGCTGACCCGGAGAGGCTGACGCTGCTGGCCGAGCGGCAGTTGACCTCACAGCGAGCGGATGCGTTGCAGGCTGCGCTGAGCGCGCGGAACGGTCAGGTCGTGCGCAGCCTCATCCAGCGTTACAAGAACTTCGACTGGCTTGACGCCACGAAGGTGCCTGACTCCGACCTCATCCCTCAGGTGCAGGAATGGCTCGACGTGAACAAGTCCCGCCTGCCGAAGGAGGTGGACCTCATCGACCCGGCCACGGGGCAGCGGTACGCTGGCCTGCCCAAGGAGCTGGACGACTGGCTGGCCGATGCCGATGCCGGGTTCGGCTACACGCTGGCCGAGGCTCCTCCTGCCGACATCCCGAGGCCGGACCTCTACGGGGCTATCCGTGACGGCGACGGGATGCTCATGGGCATGGACCCGTGGCTCGACTTCCTGCCCAACCCGTCAGCCACGTTCACGGGGAACTGGAAGCCTTCTGCCCCCTCACGCGCCGAGGCGTACTTCTCGAACGTGACCCGCCATGTCAGGCAGGAGCGCATCCGCTGGGAGAGCCAGCGTCGCTTCATCACGGACATGTCGAAGGGCTCCGACTCCAACGGCATCGACGTGGCCCCTGCCGTGAGCCAGAAGCTGTGGCGGGCCATCATGTCCGAGGCCGAGCACCAGCGTATCCAGCCTCGTGGCCTCGCACCGGACGACATCGCACGCATCGTGCGCAAGGCCATCGAGGATGGGAAGCAAGTCCAAGACGGCATGACGATGGCGCTGGAGAACCTCTCCCACCATCAGGTCATGAACGCCATGCTCCGTGCGACTAAGGGCGACCTCTGGACGGTGGGGGGAACGCAGTGGTTCACGGGTCGCCTGAAGGCGTACGGCCCCGGGGCGAGGATGAACTTCTGGGGTCAGGTCTCGGAGAAGCTCTTTCCTCTCACGCGCTTCACCCTGAACCCGGTCTTCCAGCTTCAGGAGCTGGCCGAGCCCTACATCCTCAACCGCATGCGTGGGGTGGCTGCTCCGCTGAACAGGAGCAGCTCCCACTTCAAGGAAGCGCTCGCCACCCACAACGCCATCATGCAGCTTGCCCGCACGTCGGTGGACCCGGACGGGATGATGGCCGAGTCGGCGGAGTACCTCAAGCTCTTCGCCTCTGACTATCTGGGCACGCGGCAGAACTTCGGCGCGCAGACCATCTGGGGCCGCATCTCCACCAAGTTCCGCCCGGGCATCGGTGAGCGCAAGGCAGCCTTGGCCGCACTCGAAGCGCGTGAGAACTTCGGTGAGCGCTTCTACCGCACGGGCGTCTCGATGTACGGGCAGGAGGAATGGGCACGTCGCTGGTCCGAGTTCGAGGAAGCGGCCATGTCGCTCGACAAGGGCGTCGTCGCCATGAAGTGGATGGCGACGAACATGCACCTTGCCGATGTCAACGGCAACGAGGTCTCCGAGGTGCTCGACCTCCTGAACGCCCACAACTTCGGGGCGCGCTTCCGCATCACGCACGAAGAGGCACCGGGCGCCTTGACGTTCAAGCAGCTTGAGCGGCACCTCGATGGGGTCCTCCAGTACGACGATGGGCGCACGGTCCAGTTGTACCGCCAGCGCTTGAAGCCTGACGGGACACCGCATGCCCCCGGTGATGCGCTGCTGACCGAGCTTCGGTCGATGACCGAGCAGGACTGGATGCTCCAGAGCAAGGGCATCAAGGGCATCGTCGCTGACGACGAGGCACTGCGCACCATCTGGCGCATGGCGAACGCCCCCACGCCAGCCAAGTTCTGGGCGCAGTACCGCAAGGCGTACCTCCAGCTCGTCAGTGGGTCCAACCGCTCGCAGACCCGGGCCTTGCGCACACAGGAGCTGGAGTTCCATAAGGGACTGGCTCGCATCTTCGCTGCCGCCGAAGGCATCACCGAGCCCGAGTGGATTGCCCGGCACTTCAACGACAAGGACTACATCAGGACGTTCGCCAACGCGGGCTTCACCGCACCGAAGGGCGTGCTGCTCGACTTGCGTCCGTCGTTCTTCACCGATGCGCTGTCGCGGCGTGAGTTGAGGGTCGGCAGTGTCTTGGACATGGAGTCCCACTACCGATACTTCAGCGGTGAGCCCGAGTGGGCGGACGCTGGGGACTACCTCTACAAGAACGTCCCGCTCGCTGCTCTTCCTGCTCGTGGCGGGGAGCCGCTCGGGCTGCCCAGCGCTGCCATCGCCAGACAGTGGGCACCGCTCGATGACCTCGTCAACGAAGTGGGCGGCAGCGGCTCGACGCTCATCCGCATCAGGCAGGCACCGGCTGCTGGACGCCCTGCGCGCTTCATCCCCGATGAGGTGGCTCGTGTCAGCGACGAGGCGTACGACTGGGGCGTCGAGCCCTATCGCTACCACCGCCTCATCGAGAGGCTCGACACGATGGAGATGGAAGTCTGGGACGACGAGGCCAAGCGCTGGCGTCCCATGAGTGAGTCCAAGCCGTACGACCCCCGGGTCCCGGCACACAGTCCTCCTCCTCCGGGTATCGAGGCGATGTACGTCCCACCCGGGGCGAAGGTGTCCAAGACGCCGGGCATCTACGAGGTGGACATCAACGCCATCACGACCGACCGCATGGGCAATGCTCGTGTCGTCTACAAGGGCGCGGGCTACGCCGAGCTGAACACGTGGCTGCGTGGCGTCGAGTACAACGGCCAGCAGACCATCCAGAACATCGAGCAGACCATCGCTGACCTTCGCGACCTCATCGCCAACGGGGCGCTGCGCGAGCCCATGAAGCTGCACCGTGGCATCAACCTGTCGAGGGTGGACTTCGAGTTCCCAGACTCGCCCATGACCATCGACTACGAGAACTTGATGGTGGGCGACACGTTCGCTGACCCGGCCTTCGCGTCCTACTCGTCCGAGGAGACCGTCGCACGCGGCTTCGCTCACGAGGGCGGGCACGTGTACCGCCACACGTCAGGCACGCACAGGGCCGTCATCCTGCACATGGACGCGCCGGTCGGGATGCACATGGCCTTCGTGCCGGGCTTCGAGCACGAGCACATCGTGGACATCGACCAGACCATGCGCGTGACCAAGGTCGAACAGGTCAAGGGCACGAACAGGGCCAACGGCCTGCCCACCATCGAGTACCACATCACGGTCGTGCCAGAGGGCACGCCGTATGTCGGGAAGACCAAGCGCCTCGTGCTCGATGAGCTGACGCCCAGCCAGCAAGTGAACGCTCGCTTCGTCCGTGATGCCATCACCGACCCAGATGGACTGCGTCTCAACGCCACGGAGCATGCCGCAGAGCTTGGCCCCACGGGGCAGGCTGACGTGGAGCGCATCATCGGTGAGGCGGAGAAGCATCTCCCTTCCACGAGGGTGGAGCCAGCCCAGTCCCTTGCTGACGACGCAGCGTCGCTGGACGAGTTCGACATCGAGTCCGTCGGCATGGCGTATGCCGACCTTCGCCTTCGCATGCAGGACATGGGCGGGAGCGACGCGATGGGCGTCAGCCTTCTCCATGCGCTGGCCCGCTCCGTGGCGAGCGAGGGCGGCATGACGCTTGGGTGGAAGGAGCTGCTGCGCCGTATCGAGACCGTGTGGGAGCGGGGTCCCGGTGCCGAGGCTCCGACCGCAGCGTCCATCGAGCGGGCGCTCTACAAGGGCATCAAGTACCAGCCCTCAGAGCCGCTGGACGCAGCCGTCTCGGATGCCCTCGACGTGATGCTGGGCAACCGCACGCGCCGCACGGTGGGGCGAGGTCAGGTGCAGGAGCCAGTCCTCGTGGACCAGCTTGCGATGATGGGGGCGGGCTACCCGGAGGGGACCATCCCCAACGAGTTCACGCACGAGTACACCGTGGACTTCTACAACCGAAAGGCGCGTGAGGCCAACGCCGAGCACTGGCAGGGACGCGGTGACTGGTCGGCTGCCGACATGGCGCTGATGACCTCGCGTCGTCTGGAGCTTGAGCTTGGTCGCACTGGCATCGCGGTGGACCCGGACCTCGTGCTCCGAGAGCAGCGGACGCTGGCCCCGGGCATCTACGCCCTGCCCCCGTCGTCGGACCTTCAGCGTCTGGCTCCCATCATCGACATCCTTCAGCAGCCAGAGAACCGGGAGCAGCTCGTCAGCTTCACGGAGGAGCTTGCCACCACGCTTGGGCTCACACTGCGTGACGACCTTGGCGTCCCCATCATCGCGATGGACGGTCGTGGGGTCGGGCTGCTCGGTGATGGTCCGGCACCTGTCGTCCCGACGACGTTCCTGAGCAGTGATGGGAAGGCCGACCAAGTCGCTGAGATGGTCGCCTACGTCACTGGACAGGAGGAACTCTGGGGCTTCAGCGCAGTGGATGTCGATGAGCTGTCGGATTTCACGAAGCTGACCCCTCGCATCCAGCTCGTCTTCCCCCCACTCACGTCGGAGGAAGGCAGGCTCGCATCCACGAAGCTGCTCGGTGCTCTCCAGCAGAAGGGTATCGTGCGTGGGGTGCATGCCTCGCAGACCATCGACGGGGACTGGGTCATCGACATCGTGGACGACACGGGCGTGCTCCCCCGGCTCGATGACAGCTCGCTCGACATCGAGGCCGTGCAGGACGAACTCGATGCCATCTACGACAATGTCGATGAGCTTGGTGACGGCGAGGTCTCCTTCGCGGAGTCGTACGGCACGGTCCACAAGGCAGGCCCATCCCGCCTCGAAGATGGGACTCCAGACTGGGAGGGTCACAGGGATGCCGTTGCGAGTCGTCTACAGGAAGCAGGGAGCCGGGTCTCGGCTGAAGACCTCGACAGTCTTCGCACCACTTGGGAGCACGTCTACCGAGAGAAGCTCTCCTCCATCGCCCCCAAGCAAGTCCGCCGAGCCTACAACGGAGAGCCCATCCGCCCCGGCATCCTTGAGGACCGGAGAGGCGGAAGCGTCCGTGGCTACACCGACATCGGAGCCGATGGTCGTGCCACCATCGCCGCAGTCGGGCAGCCAGACGTAGTCACCGGCCTGCATGAGCTGACCCACGTCTTCGCACGGTCGCTCGACCCGAGCGCTAAGGCACGCATCATCGCGTCCTACACCGACGACCTCACCAAGGCACGTGGCGACCTCAACGTCCGCATCGCAGCAGCCGAGGCGAAGGCGAAGACAGCGGCAAGCAAGAGCGCAAGGACACGTGCGACCAACGAGGCCACTGCCCTGCGGGCGGAGTTGGGTTCACTGGTCGATGCGACGGACTGGGGCGTCGAGCACGAGGAATACTTCGTCCAGCAGTTCCTGAAGTACATCCGCGCTGGCCGCACCCCGAACCCTGAGTTCACCAACACGATGGAGCACTTCCGCAAGCACATCGAGCGGCTGTCGAAGGAGCTGTTCCCGAAGCATGGGGCACAGGTCCCCATCTCTCCTGAGATGCAGGGGTTCTTCGACATGGCCCTGCGGAAGAAGACGCGGGACATGACGGTGCCGTACTCCGTCGAGCACGAGACGCTGCGCATGGCTGCCAAGCAGCAGCTCCGAGAGGCGTGGGACGAAGCGCACGGCACGCACTACTACCGCAAGGACAGGCGCTGGTTCGAGCGCACGGTCAACCACCCCTACATCGGCGTCTACCCGGCGTCCTACATGTGGGGGAAAGTCCTGCCCGAGATGTTCCGCTTCCTCGCACTGCGGCCCTTCGGGTACGAGACCCCGCTGCTTGCGTGGAACGTGCTGCGTGAGGTCAGCGAGACCATGAGCTATCAGGCCGAGACCAACGCTGACTTCAAGGAGTTCCTCGGGAACAACGACCGCGCCTTCATGCTCCTCTCGATGCTCTTCCCTGCCGTGCCCAACGACATCTCCTCGAACGCCTCGCTGCCAGTGCGGCGCGTGGCTGAGCAGGGGCTGATGAACGCCTACAAGATGTCGCAGGGTGTGCCGATTGGCGACCAGACCGGTCAGGTCCACGACATCAACTACCTCTCCGGGCTGGAGGACGCGGTCATGTACGCCATCGGTCCGCTGGGTGCAGCCCGGACGGCTGGCGAGGTCATGGGCATGGCCCAAGGTGCGGGCCAGTCGCTCATGGGGCAGACCCCAGAGACGACAGACCTCACGTCAGGCGTCGTCTTCCGTTAGTCTCACGTCGCGCTGTTGCCACCACATCTGTCTTGATGGCGGTCGCAGTGGCGAGTACGATTGGAGGACCACGACGTGGCAGTGACCCTACAGGGAGCAGACGAACCGCAGACCCCACCCGCTCCACCGCAGGACTCGCAGGACAGCGACTCCTCGGTCGGGCTGACCGTCGAGGACATCGACGCACGGTGGCGGCACCGGGTCTCCCAGAAGGACAAGGCGCACGCAGCGGCGGAAGCGGCTCTCCGCGAAGAGAACGACAGGCTCAAGGCGCAGCTCGCGCAGGCTTCTCGTCCTCAGTCGAACGGACAGTCGAGCGACGGTGGGGGCAACGACGCCTACCTCCGTGAGCAACTCGCGCAAGCACAGCGAGAGGCAGAGCAGGAGCGGCAGCTCAGGGCCATCGAGAGCAAGCGGGCCAAGTACCCCTCACTCTCCAAGGCCGTGGGGGCGGACTCCAGCATCTTCGCGTCAGATGATGCGACGCTCGCCCGCCTCGATGCGCTGGCGGATGACGACTCAGGAACGACCTTCGCTCCGACGACACCACGCAAGCCGGTCGCGACGACGCCCAAGCCGCTCACCGAGATGAGCAAGGCAGAGCTTGAGACCGTGCTGAAGCAGTCCATCGAGCGGGGCGCACAGCACAGGAGATAGCACCTTGGACCCCATCGACCGCGCACTGGCTCAGACGGGCTGGGCGGACTACCACTTCCCGGGCGGAGCCGGGCTCGTGCTTCCAAGCTGGTTCCTCGCACCGCATGCCAACTCGGGCGGGCAGGACAGCGCCACGGGCACCGAGCCCATCATCCCGAGCGCAGCCGGGACGACATCGCTTGGCACGACCGGCGTCGCCTACGCAGGCACGCCGAACGTGGACTTCGCCAACATCGTCACGGCGCTCGTCCTGCGCAACGTCATCGAGACCCTGCGTGACGAAGCCATCTTCATGCAGGAAGGCTCGTTCATGCGGGCGCAGCATGTGCCGGGGACCAACGTCTTCCGGTACACCGCCTTCGCTGACCTCGGCCCTGCCGAGACCCTGCTCGAAGGCATCCCCCCGGTCAGCGAGAAGCTGGCATGGGACGTGTTCGAGTTCTCCGGTGGGCAGAAGGGCAAGATTGTCGCCATCAGCGACCTTGCCGAGCTGTTCAGCCCCTTCGACCTCTACCGCACAGCAGCCGAGAAGATTGCGTGGAACGCGGTCGATACGGCTGAGAAGGACGTGGCTGCCCTCGTGCAGGGGAGCGACAAGGGCGTCGCCGTCACCACGACCGCCAGTCAGGCAGCCCAGAACATCGTTGCCGCCACCGTCGCCATGAAGCAGGCGGACGTGCCGACGTTCCCCGACGGCACCTATCACGCCATCATCAGCCCGGCGGACGCTGCGCTCATCATGACGCAGACCGGCGAGCTGGGGTGGACCGACACCGCCAAGTACGCCAACGGCAGGGCGCTCCTCAATGGGGAGCTGGGCACCTTCCGTGGCGTGCGCTTCATCGAGAGCAACCGCGTCGCGGACCACAAGACCGTGCTCTACGGCCCGCAGTTCTGCGCGTGGGGCGACTACCAGACCATTCAGGCGTACCGCGTCGCTCCGGGCGGCGACCATGCTGACCCGCTGGCGCAGCGTGGCCTCGTCGGCTGGAAGGGCATGTGGGGCCTGACGCTCGTCGGCTTCGATGGCACCCCCGCGATGGGTCCTGCCTCGAACGCCGAAGGCGCTCGTTGGGCTCAGGTGGACCTCACCAAGACCACGTAGTCCATAGCATGTGTGGGGGCAAGTGCTCGGCTTGCCCCTACACAGCCGCACCGAGGTAGCTGATGGCTGCGTACGAACCGCCGACCCTTGCGGAACTCATCGCCTACGTCGGGCGTGACCTCACCGACCCTGAGAGCAAGGTCTGGAACGTCGAGCAGAAGACTGACTACATCAACGGCGGCATCGCTGAGCTGAACCGCATCCGTCCGCTGGAAGCGACCGAGGTGCTCCTGTGGGACGAAGACGCCCAGCGGCTCCCGCTGAAGGTCAGCGTCCTTGAGAGTGTGTTTCACGTGGAACTTCTCTCGGTCGATGCTGCCTACCAGCAGGCCATCCCGTACTCAGCGTCTGGTGTCGATACGCGGACGGGCTGGGACTTCTACGCTCAGAGCATCTGGCTCGGCCCCACGTGGCTGGCTCGTGCGGGGCGGACCACGCAGCAGGGCGGGAGCCTCGTGCTGATGGGCTACCGCTCACGCGACCCACTCCTCGTGGAGGATGATGTCGCTGAGTTCCTTGACCTCACGGAGGAGATGTTCGTCAGGCTCTACTGCCGCATGGAGGCGTACCGTGCCATGAACATGGACCGCTCCATCTTCCAGCAGTGGCAGCAACAGGCCAACAACTCCGATGTCTCCCCGACCCAGCTCAACGGGATGCTCGGGACAGCAGAGGCGTCGTTCGACCGACAGCAGCGGCGCATGTTCCTCCCACGCCGCATCCCGGCGTTCTAGGTGGACCTCTCGCGTGCGGTCATCTACCGGGGCTTCGACCTGAACGGTGCTGCCCAGCTCGCCCCGGGCGAGCGGCTCATCGGTTCGCTCCTCCAGAGCGTGCAGATGGGCAACGTCCCCGGCATCGGGTGGGTGGAGAAGCGTTCGCTCGGTGATGGCAACGACGCGAGCGATGTCTACCTCGGGGGACGCAGAGTCTTCCTCTCGGGTCATCTCTACGGGCGCACGCGCGGGGAGATGTTCGACCTCCAGCAGACGCTCGTGACGACGCTCAGCCCGACGGCTGCGTACAACGCCAACCCTGCTGACTTCGGCTACAACCCCCTCTACTACACGGTCCCGACGGAGGACGCCGACTTCGACCTGAACGTCGAGGGCGACCGCCTGCGCATCCTCTACCTGAACCTCCGTCCCTTGGCGACACCAACGGTGGACATCAACCGCGACGCATCGGGCGGGAAGGATGAGCTTGGCAGCGGCATCGCTTGGCAGAGCGTGCTCGAAGCGAAGGACCCGCGCGTCTACGTCTTTCCCGACCGAGAGGTAGACCTCACGGCAGCGCTGAGCGGGAGGTTCCACAACCGTGGTGACTACCCGGCCCCGCTGAACATCCTCCTCGTGGTCCCGGCGTCGTCAGGCGGGACGTTCACCTTCGTCGGTGCTGGCACGGACATGCGTATCGCCATCCCGGCTGCGTCGGTCCGACAGGTGTTCAGGTACGACGGCTATCTCCACGTGCTGACCGTCGAGACCAACGGACTCGAAGTCCTGCGCATGGACTTGCTCTCGTTCGTCAACGAGACGACGCATCCCGTCGTGCCCCCGGGGCCGTCCGACTGGACAGCAACCGGTCCGCCTCTCGACTACGGCAGCCGCCTCTTCTGGGCCGAAGCGTATAGCTAGGCACTGAAGCGATGGCGACCAAGGTCTTCCCGGCGACCAAGGACACCGTCCGAGCGAGGCACGGGGACAGGCCCGTGGCGCGGGACGGTGGCGGTGAGCTTCACCTCTTGGCCGGGCTTCAGGACGAGTTCACGTACACGAGCTACGTCAAGTTCGGTGAGGACTGGGCTGGCGTCGCCAAGATACGTGAGGCCAACCTTGTCCTCACCACCGAGCGCGATGCGCACCCCGGATGGCCGAGGCAGGACTCTGGCATCAAGGTCTCCCGGCTGGCGTCGGAGTTCCCCGACCCCAATAACGCCGAGCCCGAAGGCTCGTTCGTCGGCCAGTACCCCATCGAGAGCAAGGACCCCGACAGCGCGGCCAATGGGAAGGTGTCGTCCGGCGACGCTGCCGTGACACGGGTCAACATCACGGGCCTTGTCGAGGACATGGCCCCACGCAGGGTCAAGCGACGCAATGGCAGAGCCGGTGGGGACAAGCCGCATCACGGCTTCGCCATCGAGCGACGCCCGACCACCGAACAGCAGCATCCGATGATGTGCGTGGGCAGCAAGCGTCATCCGGACACCTCGTTCCGCCCGTACATCGAACTCATCTACGACCCCACGAAGGCAGAGAACACCGTGGACACGGTCGCTCCTGCTGGTGCGGTCAACGACATCCTGTCGTCGGCCTTCGAGGGGACGTTCTCCATCGGCGCGAACCAACCAGCGGATGTGAGACCAAGCGCGTGGCGCATCGAGCTGTACAAGGAGGGAGGAGACAACCCCGTATGGAGCTACGAAGGGGCAGCTTCTCCTTCCGACGTTCTGATGATGACCTGTACGGTCCCGACTTCTCTGGTGGCAGAGACCGGCTCCCGATACAGGTTCGTGTCGGGACAAGACTACGAGTGGAGACTGCGCGGCAAGGACAACAAGGGCGACTGGACGGACTGGTCGAAGAGGCGGGGCTTCACCGTCCAGACGCTCCCCCCGACCCTGTCGGACCTCCGCCCCAGCACGACCCCGGCGCTGGACACGCTGAACAACGTCTACTTCACGGCGGTCTACTCCGACCCGGAAGGCGGACTGCCGTGGAAGCATCAGGTCCAGCTTCGTACCCTGACCGCGCCCTCGGACCCCGCGTGGGGGGAAGACATCCTCTGGGACTCAGGGCCGGTCGATGGGACTGGGTACGGGACCCCGACTCCGGGGCAGGCCGTTGAGGTCAAGCAGCCGTACACGGGCGTCGGGCTCGAACCCGGCGTGTACTCGTGGCGGATGCGGGCGTGGGACGAACTCGCGGCTGAGTCGGACTGGGCCTACTCGGAGGTCACGCTCCTCAAGGGCTGGGAGCCGGACCCCGGTGACGTTGACCTCCTCACCGGGTACGCCAACCGCAGGCTGAAGGCCCGCATCCTCATCAAGGGCCTCGCCAACCGGGTCCAGAAGCTTGTCCTCACGGGGAGCCCGGATGGCGGGCGGTTCAGGCTGACGTACGAAGGGGAGCAGACGGCTGCCATCCCGTACGACGCCTCTGCCGCTGACGTGCGTGATGCGCTCCTCGCCCTCCCGAACATCGGGGCCGGGGAGGTCACGGTCAGCAAGGGGAAGGACGAGTGGACCGTCACCTTCGATGACAACGGGCGGAACCGTTCCCTGCTCAGGGCTGGCGGGTACGCCAACTTCGGGGCCGGTGAGCGTGTCGATGTCTTCTCGGACAGGGCTCCCGGCTACCCCGTCGCCATCATCGAGGATGCCTCGAACGTCGGGGCCAGTGAGATGTACAACGACGGCGGTGAGTTCTACTTCTCGCTGCCAGCCGTGCATCCACAGGTCTCGGTCATCGAGCCCTATCAGGTCCACTACTCGCTGGAGGTCTTCAGGGGCGAGTCGTGGCGGGAGATAGCGGCTGGCTACATCACCGACTTCGATGCCACGGACACGGATGTCGTGTTCTACGGGCAGGACTACATGGCAATCCTCGGGCGTCAGGTGGATGAGCGCTTCAACCAGCGCAAGGTCTCCGACGCGGAGGCGGTGCTCTGGCCTGACCGGGGCGGTGGGAGCAAGTACGTCAACCGCTCCATCAAGGAAATCATCCAAGACCAGCTCGACCGCTCCATCCATGACACGGGCTCGCCGCTGGCGTTCTTCACGCGGGCTGGTCTCCCGCCCATGCCCGACAACATCAGCATCTTCGTGTCGTTCAAGGAGCGCCTGCCGTTCATCGCAGGGCTCATCGACTCGCATCGGCAGGGCACGAACAAGCGCACCCGCCTCTACGCGCGGAACACAGGACCGGGCAAGTACCAGTGGGTCGTGAAGGATGCGCCCGGCAAGGACCGCCCGAACCTCCGCATGGAGTACGGCGGTCTGGTGCAGGGCTTCAGGGTCGTGCCCTTCGGTGACTTCGCCACACGGCTCAACGCCATCGGTCGGCTCTACAACAGCAGCCGCATGGTCTACTCGGTCAAGCATGCCCCCACGCCCGAAGGCGAGGACGCTGGGTGGTACGAAGAGACCTACGGTCGCTTCGCCAAGGCCACCATCTACGAGGACATCACCGACGAGGACGACCTCCGCAGGCGCGCGGCTCAGGCAGCCAACCGCATCAGCCGTGTGGGCAAGCAGCTTGCCCTCAACCTCAGGCCCGGCTCCTTCGGCATCAAGGACGGCTGGGACATCTGCGACAACATCCTCGTGGACATCAGGCGTGGTGTGGTCCAGACGACGCGCATGGGGTCCGGGTACTGGACCATCTGGGGCTGGTCATGGGAGCTTCGCCCGAACGGGCAGGAGCGGGTCACGCTCTCGGTGCTGCCCAAGGAGGACAAGTCAGCGCCAGAAGCCGACCTCATCCCGACCGAGCCCATCCTCTCCGAGCGGGGCGACTGGCAGATAGAGCCTCGTGACCCTGACGCAGAGCTGGACATCGACGTGTTCACGCACGTCAACTCGAACACGGGCCACATCTTCCAGCGCAGCCCGGAGACCGGGCTCTGGGTTGACCGCACGAACGAGCTGCCCTTCTCGCCCACGGTGCTCATCGACGCCTCGCTGACACCGAGCCGCTTCCTCCCCAGCTACAGGCCGGTGTACGTGGGGGAGAGCCTACCCACGCTGCCTGACGAGGACTACCCGCCCGGCTCGCTCGCTAACGACCCGCGTACGGACAAGCTCCTGCAAGTCAGCCTCGATGGCCTCACATGGGTCGAGTTCGCTGCCGGACCCCCGGGTCCGGAGGGGCCACCGGGTTCTGGTGGTGATGGCATCGCCCCACCACAGGTCACGGGGCTGAGCCTCGGTACGGCTCACACGCTCGCTCCGGACGGGACCTTGGTCACGGTCATCAGCGCCACATGGAATGAGCTGGCAGGGTCATTCGGCCCTGAGTTCTCGCCAGAGTTCTCCACCGTTGCCGTCACGGACCTGTTGGGCTACGAGGTCCAGCTTACGCTTGCCAGCGCACCGTGGAGCACGTCGTTCATCCGCAAGGTCGGGCCTGACGTGGGCACGGTCGTGTACGAGGGCGTGCTCGCAGGGGCGGATTACAAGTGCCGGGTCCGCGCGTACGACACCGAGGGGCTGGTCGGTGAGTGGTCCGCCGAGGCGGCCATCACATCGGCGCGAGACGACATCCCTCCTGCTGTCCCTGCTGCGCTCGACACGGCGCCCGGCTTCAAGATGGTGGGGCTGACGTGGGTACCGAACACCGAGCCTGACCTGTCGGCGTACGACATCGAGATGTCGGTCCCCGCTGACCCGGACGAGCCAGCCATCACCTTCCACTCACTGACCAGCCGTCTCGTCGTGGGCTCGCTGGACCCGACCAAGACCTACGCCTTCAGGGTCAGGGCGGTGGACAGGTCGGGGAATGCGTCGGCGTGGACGGACCCGGTGACGGAGACGCCGACGCTCGTCGTGCCTGACGACCTTGCCGTCGATGCGCTCGTGGCGAACTTCATCAGCACCGGGCAGCTCGATGCTGGTGCCATCAAGACCGGGACGCTCTCGGTCGGTGGGACCAACCACCCCACGAGCATCTTCGTCTATGACTCTGGCAACCACCTCATCGGCACGGTGGGCGAGCAGGGTGTCGTGATGACGGACCCGAACGAGCCACGCAACGCCGTCATCCTCCAGTCCGGGCAGTTGCTCTTTACCCGTGAGTACACGGGCGACCCGGCGACGACCACGTGGCAGACAGCCGTCACTCCTCGTGGCATCAACGCCGAGGCCATCTTCTTCGAGGAGATGGGTGGGGGCAACAACCGCATCCCCAACGCCAGCGTGGAGTTGGTGTCCTTCGACACGGGGGCCAACCGCCAGAGCAAGGTGTGGACGAACCCCGCCGAGTGGGCCACGGCCACGTCTACCATCAACGTTGACCTCACGGGAGCCGACCTCCGCATGGCGAGCATCTGATGGCGAGCAAGACCTTCACCATCGACAAGGAACAGTCGCTGATGCTGACCTCCTCGCTCAGGGCGGGGACGGGCAAGGACCAGCACGCGCCTGTCGGGCTCACGACGGACGGCAAGAAGATACGCGACCTCATGCGCGCCCCCATCACGTGGACGGGCATGGGCAAGGTCACCAAGGCCGTCCTGCGCGTCAAGACCACGACCGGCGTCCACCTCCAGCAGGGCAGCAACTGCCGCATCACGGTGTCTGCGCTGTCAGAGGCATTCAGCGAGAACGGCGGTGGCGAGAACTCGTGGGTCACGAGCGCATCGACCGTCTGGCCGGGGCCGGGCGTTCGCTCAGGCGTCAACGCCTCCAACACGGTGTCGCTGAACGCCAAGGACTCGACGGTCTACGACCTCGACATCACGACCATCATCGGCATGATTGCCCCTGCCTCGGTCCTGCGCGCCGATGGCACGCCCGGCGGCGGGATGACGTGGTTCGGCCTTCGGCTCATGGCTGCCAACGAGGACTCGGCAGCGACACGCGCGGAGTTCTTCTCGCACCGTGGCTCATACGCCCCACGCATCATCATCACGTACGACCCGCCCGCAGGCACGACGGAGTCTGCGCCGGGCGCACCCAGCATCGTGTCGCCCAGTGCCTCCGCGTCGTCCTTCGGAGAGGGCATCGAGGCGACGTTCGCTGACCCGGCCCCTGCCGGGTATCTCCTGACCATTGGGCAATACAACACACCGGGTGGGGGCATGCCGCAGCCCATCACCTACAAGGGCGTCGTCGGGCTGGGTGGCAACGACCTCCTCGCCACGTGGGCGGAACTGGGCATCACCCCACCGACCGCACCGGGCTCGTACATGCTCACGCTCTCCGGGTACAACTCGGCAGACGTGGCGGGAGCGTCGGTGTACCGCTACATCACCATCCCCGCAGCGCCTGTCCTCCCGGTCGTCACCATCGAGAGCGGCAACCTCATGGGCGTCCACAACTTGGGCGAGCCTGCCCAGTGGGACGACACCACGCCGCTGGCCCAGCCGGTCGTGCTGCTGAGCCACGCCATGATGGTGAACGGGGTGCCCCTGCCGATGACGCAGGCAGAGGTCGAGGTCGATGGCGTCTCGCATCTCGTCACCGGGCTCTCCGTCGCAGCGGGCACGGTGCTGTCCGTGCGTCACCCGAAGCGCATCCGCAGGGACACGCACGTCACGGTGAGGGCAAGGGTCTTCGCCAGCGCGTGGTCGGAATGGGTCGAGCGCCAGAGCAAGGTGAACTGGGGGCAGGCCATCTTCCACCTCGCCCATGCTGCCGACGCCAACTCCTTCGAGGAGCGGCACGCTGGCGTGACCGGCGGGGACGGCGTGCAGGCGGCGTACCTCTACCGCCCGGTGGGGGCAAGCTCGTGGGTCAGCTCCCTTGGTTCAGTCGTCCCAGCTCCCGGCGGGCTCGACGTGCTCGTGCGCCTCTCGACGGACAGGGCAGCGTCGATGCCTGCCGTCCCAGAGGTGCGCCTCGACTGGCAGCAGGGCATCGGGCAGCAGAGCCCGGAGCAGTGGGAAGCGGATGCCGCCACGCTGGTGGTGGACAAGACCTTCCGGCGCTTCGGTCGCTACTCGATGAAGGTGACGACGACGGGCCACGGCTGGTTGCGCCCACATCTCATCGACCCGCGCCCCATCATGGTCTCACCGGCCACGGTCTACACGTGGAGCGTCTACCTGAACACGAAGGGCGTCGTGCTGGACAGCCCCGTGCGACTGGGCTGGATGACCGAGGCCGAGGCCATCACGTGGGGCACGAACCCAGAGTCCAGCGCCAACGTGTCCGAAGGCGACGAGGGCTGGCAGCGCCTGTTCACCACGTTCCAGACCGGCTCGTCCGACTCGCGCATCTACCCACTCGTGGGCTACGGCAACGGTGATGTCTTCTGGCTCGACTCCTTCCAGTTGGAGGAGGGAGCGGTCGCCACGCGCTGGAGCCCCGGGTCGCTCGGCCCTGCCGTCGTGCTGGACGTGGGCGGGGTCATGGTCGATGCCTACGTGGGCGGCATCTTCCGCCTGCTGTCGGGCAACGGACAGAACGTCATCGAACTGCGGGAACGCGGCCTCGTCCAGATGGGCGGGCGCCAGATGGGCGCCTTCTGGAAGGGCACGTGGGCAGCGGGCACCTACTACCGCGACGACATGGTCATGCACGAGGGCGTCACCTACATCTGCGGGGTGACCAGCACGACCGGGACGCCGGGTGCCGTCGCTGACTGGGAGGTCGTGGCTACGTCGGGCGGTGGCCTGCCCGGGCCGACAGGTCCGCAGGGTCCTGTCGGGCCTGAAGGACCGCAGGGTCCGCCCGGACCGAAGGGTGACACCGGGCTTCAGGGACCGAAGGGTGACACCGGGTCACAGGGCATCCAAGGCATCCAAGGGCTGCCCGGCCCGAAGGGCGACACAGGAGCCACGGGAAGCCCCGGACCCACCGGGGACACTGGTCCGCAGGGTATCGCCGGTCCTGAGGGCGCTGTAGGGCCTCAGGGGCCACAGGGCGACACGGGACCGGAGGGTCCAGCGGGCAAGGGCATCAACGTCAAGGGCTCCGTGCCCACGCAAGGCGACCTCCCGGCCTCTGCCAACGACGGTGACGCCTACCTCGTCGCTGCGAGCGGGCACCTGTTCGTGTGGTCGGGCGGGGCGTGGGTGGACCTTGGTGACCTGACCGGCCCAGAGGGGCCGCAGGGTCCAGCCGGTGTGACCGGGCCTGAGGGTCCGCAGGGGCCGAAGGGTGACACGGGCGCGCAGGGGCCAGCGGGTGCCGATGGGGCACCCGGCGCAGACGGCGCTCAGGGGCCGAAGGGCGACCCGGGAGACGCTGGCCCGGAGGGGCCAGCAGGGGCGAACGCCCCGTGGAGCGGCATCGTCGGCGTGCGTTCGACCACGTTCCAGACTCCCACTGGGCAGAACACCGATGTCCCGTTCACGGCAGGGGCGTGGACGCAGGGCGGCGACTCGTCGTACATGTCCGGTGGGACGAATGGCGTCACCATCCTGAAGGCTGGCTGGTATCGCATCACGGGTGAGGTCAACTTTGACTCCAACGGGACCGGGCGCAGGCACATGGATGTGCTGGTGGCGGGAGAGGCCGTCGCCAAGCAGGGCTCTGGCGCGCTGACCAACAACCAGATGAGCATGAACGCCTCGACGCTGGCGCACTGCAACGCCAACGACCTCATCAAGATACGTGTGGCGCAGACCAGCACGGCGAACCTCAATGTGAACGACGCACGCCTGACCGTCGAACTCGTGCAGCCCGACTAGGAGAGACAGATGCCCATCGACAGGGACGCGCTCCACACGCCATTGGACCCACAGGCAGGCGAGACAGCCGGGTACGTCACACCGGGGGATGTCAAGACCTCGCTCGACATCCTTGCCGACGCCAACGACGAACTCGCCGTCGAGGGTGCGCACGCCTACGAGGACATCATCGCGATGGAGAAGCGCCTGCTGGCGCGCATCACGGGGCTGGAGACGCACACGTCGGCGCCTGCGCCCTCAGGCCCCGTCATCGAGGGCCGCATGCTCGTGGACAAGTACAGCGGCTCGTTCGTCAGGGTCAGGGCAGAGGCCGGGCTGGACATCACCGATGGGCTCGACCACTGGGTGACGTTCCATCTGGCGACCGCTGGAGAGGTGGGGCCGGGCGGTGAGGCGTACCCGGACGTGACCGCCGTCACGGGGTCAGCCGTCTGGTACGACGTGAACGGCAGCCTTGGCAAGGTCCACGGGCCGACGGACCTCGACATCAGCGCGACCCCAATCACCAACTACATCAAGGGTGGGCGCTATTGTCGTGTCGCTCACTCGGTGGGAGCCGACACGCACCCGGTCCTCACCATCAAGGAGAACATCCCACCGCCGACGGCACCATAGGTGTCGATTGACTTCATTGTTGTGAGGTCTACACTCATTCTTGTCGCCACATCCGGTGGCGAGAGGGAAGGGAGAGAGACATCATGGGTATCCGGTCACGCATCTTCGGCGTGGTGGGAAGCGGGGTCCTGCTTCTCACCATGTCCATCCCGGTGCTCGGCTACACGCCAGCACCCCCGTCCGACCCCACGCTCTTCGACGTGATGGACCGCATCACTCAGGTCGAGACGGCTGCCACCACGCCATACGGCTGGAGCAAGCGCATCACCCTCGCCAAGAACGCGCTCTACACGCTCATCGACTTCCGTGAGGATGGCGACTACCCCAAGTGGGCGCATGACTGCAAGATGGAGTTCGGCTACTTCGTGTGGCGCGGGCTTCGCCTGAGCCGGGCCGAGCTGATGCTCAGCCGGGCCGAGCGGACGGGGTACGACTCCTATCTCGACCCGGTGGCGGCAAGGGTGCTGCTGCGGGCGAACGACGCAGCCAACCTCCGCGAGCTGAAGGACGCTCGCGAAGACCTTGAGCTGTGCCTCGTGGACCACTTCATCCCGTTCATCTTCCTGCCGTTCTTCGACAACGTTCCCTGACCCTCCCGGGAGGCTTGCTCTCACCATGAGTGAGGGAAGACTCCCATCCTCCTCCTCGGAGAAAGCCCTCGGCGTGCGACGCACCGAGGGCTTTCTCTTGCCTTGTATGCTTCGTCTCACAAAGGAGGTGCTGGATGCACACGCTCGTTCTGTCAGCCCTGATGGCGCTGGCCTTGGCCTCACCATCTCCCTCGCTGGCTGCCACGCCTGATGTGGACCCGCTCGCTGAGAAGGGAGGCACGACCACAGTCCTCCCGCCCGGCGTGATGGACCTCTGCTCCTTCGGGCAGGACAGTCTCGTCAACTTCTACATCGTCACGTGGTTCGGCTACGAGCTGTGCCAGTCGCTGGAAGGTGAGGTCATCGAGGTGACTCCTGAGGATGTCCACCTCTACAAGCCCATGTTCTGGCTGTGAGCGGCTATCGACCTCGCTTCCAGCCCCAGTTGGGCAGGGGGCCGACAGCTTCGCGCGACTGCGGTCCCCGCACCGTGCAGATGGGCATCGACTGGGCGACGGACGGCCACAACCGCCCGGACATCCCGGCCATCCGCAGGCGGATGGGCAAGGAGGGCTTCCAGACCACGACCACGGCGGACGCGGAGCGCTGCGTCGAGTCCCTCGGCCTGCGCTACCAGCGCCACACCGGGCGCTCGTCACTGTCTGCGCTCAAGAACGCCGTCAGGGATGGGCACTTCGTCCAGTTGGCTATCAAGTACGGTGTGCTGAATGACCGCCTTCGTCGCACGGGTGACCCCAACTTCAGGGACGGCCACTCCATCGGCGTCCTCGGTCAGCGCACTTACAGGGGCGAACTCCAGTGGATGCTCTACGACCCGCTCGATGACCATCGGCGGTCGAGCATCCCTCAGGGACCACGCTGGGTGGCGGCAAGCGCCATCATCGCAGCCTGTGAGGGCTACGGCGGGTTCTTCGGCATCTTCATGAAGCAGGGAGGTCATCGTGGTTGACGAGGTCGAGAACGTCGATGAGGGCATCGACGTTTCGGAAGCGCGCATCGCTCTGAGCACGGTCCTTGAGATGCTGAACGACCTCATGGACGACGAGGAGGACTCCCTCACCGTCAGGCAGGCGGGCATCATCTCCGACGCCATGAGCGTCATCGAGGAGGCGCTCGGCCCGTCCGACGCCAGCGAGGACGACGACGCCGAAGAGGGCATGGAGGCGGAGTGACCTCGCGTGACTACACCCGGCTGCTGTTTGCCATCGCCTTCGTGGTGCTGGTGAGCGCAGCGATGGGTGCGGTCATCGACGGGAGCGACCCGCCCCGTGGGTACGAAGCAGCCGTCGGGCTGTTCATCGCACTCGGGGTGGGCGCTGGCCTCTGGCTGCTGTCGGACTGGAAGCGTGACGAGAGGAAGGACGATGCCAGAGAAGATGCACCGGGCACTGGCGGCGAAGGCCCGGAAGATGGGGATGAGACCCGGGACTGAGCGCTACGGCGCGTACGTCTACGGGACGATGGCGAAGGCTGAAGCGAAGAAGAAGGAGCCGAAGAAGAAGTGAGCCAGAAGCCACCCGCTGCCAGCCCGCCGCGTGAGAGCAAGCCGGTCCCGGCTCGTCCTCTGACCCGTCGAGAGCTGGCGGAGCGAGCCTACGAGGAGTCCATCAAGGGCCAGCCGCTTCCTCCTTCCGTCGAGGCGGAGCGGCTTGCCACCACCAAGGCGAAGGAGTAGGGATGGCATCGAGCGTCATTCGGAGAAGCTGGTTCAGCCGCCCTGCCCCGGGCGCAGGCGTGGACTACGGTCCGCCCACCGTGTGGGGCGCAGGCGCGAGTGGGACCAGCGTCCTCATCGAGTTCAGCGAGGCGATGCGAGCGTCTCCTGCCCCGCCAGCCAGCCAGTTCAGGGTGAGCGTGGACGGGGCGAGCAGGGGCGTCACGGGTGCTGCCGTGTCGGGCAAGCAGCTTACCCTCACGCTCGCTTCTGGCGTCACAGCAGGGCAGTCCGTGGTGGCAAGCTACACGAAGGGAGCCGTGGTCGGCGGTCGCCTCGCGGATGCAGCTCGCGGGAACGAGTTTCCCTCGGGTGTGCTTGGCACCGTGACCGCTACCTGAGCGCTTGCACGCACGCGCAAACAGAAAGAGCCCCCAGCGCCGAAGCGCTGGGGGCTCTTCTCATGCGTGTCAGGTCTTGTCTTCCGTCCAGATGCGCCCACCCACGCTCTTCATGAGGCGGATGAAGTCCGAGACCGGCGTGCCTGCATAGATGCGGATGCCGTGTCGCTGCCACTTGGGCTCGTCCAGCCACGGGACCACGCACTTGTTGATGTCACGGACGCTGAACGGGCTGTTCATGTAGCCCTCGTCGGGGAGCACGAACGGGCCGTCCCAGTGGACCTCGGTGATGGTCCACGTGTCGAGGTCGTGAGCGTGTGGGGTGTACGGCCTGCCTGCGTTGTGCTCGTACGGGGCGTCGTCCCAGTCATCGCCCCACTGCTGCGACAGGTCACGTGTCGTGAAGTAGGCGGCGTTCCCATGCACGAAGCAGAGGACCGGCTCGTCAGGCTCGGCCATGACCCAGTCGTCCAGCGTCACGTTGGTGTACGCGATGGCGTTCATGCTGCCCTCCTACGAGCCCAGCGGTCGAGGTAGGCGGCTGCCTTGCGCAAGACCTTGGGGTCGTCACGAGACAGCCGCATGAGGTTGTTGCAGGCGTTGCAGAGCATGCCCCGGACACACTCCGGGCAGCCCTTGTTCCCGGGGCAGTGGTTGTGGTCGTGGTCCATCGCCAGCCTGTGCCCGGGACTGTCCTCGTAGAGGACGCCGCAGACCGCGCATGCGCCACGCTGAGCAGCGAGGATGGCATCGACGCCGTCCCTCCCCAGCCCATGTCTCCGTGTCACTGTGAGCCTCCTACAGGGACGACGGGCAGCGCGTACAGCCCACGTACCAGTCGTTGCAGTCCCGGCAGACCCGCCGCCGGTAGCGGTGCCCGAAGGCGCGGCAGATGGCACGCCTCATCGAGGCTTCCTCCACCGCCCGATGACATCCTGCACCTCGTATAGACGGCAGCGATGGCAGAGGCGGAAGTGGGTGAGGGCACCCCTTTGGGAGACCTCGCCCAGCCCCCAGTCGTGACCCCTGAGCAGGCAGACGAGACGCTTCATGATGCGTGCCCTTCCTTCTGTGCCCGGACCACGGTCTCGATGTGCTGGTGCGTCCACATGAACGAGGCGAAGGCCAGCAAGCCACGGAACGCCGTGAAGAGGGCGGGCGTCACGTCGATGCGCTGGAACGTCCAGCCGTCCGGACGCAGATGCAGGAGCGCCATGCCCGTGGCGCTGCGCAGGAGGGCGGACAGGTGCTCATCGACCACGTCATCCTCGCCCACGAACTCCGCCATCGCGTAGCCGATGAGCTGGAGGGCATGGTCAACGTAGGTCCCACTGCTCGTCTTGATGTCCACGACGTAGACATCACCGTTGCGGAACCGCACGAGCATGTCGAACGTCCCGGCATACCCGATGTCGAGGTTGAAGACTTGCTTCTCGACGGCGATGACCTCGACGCCTGAGTCGCTCAGCCATGCCTCGTACTGCCTGAGGTAGTCGCGGATGGTGGGGTCAACGACCGTGGCCCCATCCCCCTGTAGTGCAGCCTCGTGGACCGCCGTGCCCAGCTCAGCCGCAGCGTCACGCTCTTCGGTGCTGGCAGAGCGGAGCCAGCGTGCCGTCTCCAGACGCACGTTCTTGTCACGGACCCGCTCCCTTGGGCGCTTGGGGCGGTCCATCATCATGTTGAGGATGTCCCGCTGCTCGATGGCACGGTCGATGACGCGGGAGATGGCCCACTGGTGCAGGCCGAATGAGAGCCCGGCCATCTTGCGCAGCGAGGATGCGGAGGGCAGCCGCCTGCCCTTCCAGATGTAGTGCCTGAGTCCCGTCTCCGGGTCGGTGACGGCGTTCTTGGGGCCTGATGTCACCGTGATGGCAACGTTCACGTCACACCTTTCTCTTGGGTCGGATGAGGGGAGTAACCGCTGGGCTGACTTCCGGCGTTGACCACGTTGTCCAGACGTGCGCCGACCCATTCCTCACGGTCACGGGAGCCCAGCGGATGGCATCAGCATACCGCCATTCAGCCTTTGCGGATGCGTCCCCATGATAGGGCCAGCACCACGAGGGTCACGAACCCGATGACCTGAAAGGGCATCGGAGTGGCTGCCAACGTGGCTGCCAGCACGAGCATGCAGGCGATGCGCAGAGGCGTCTGGTCGTTGGCTGCCGGGAGCCGGACGATGCGTTCGAGGAAGGCGACCGGGCCACTGCTCGGCTGCTCTGGCTTGGCTGGCTCGGGGTCATTCGAGGCCACGGTCACTCCCCCTCTTCTGTCTGCTCGATGACGCCGACCTTGACGCTCACGCCCTCTTCCTCCCACTTGTGGACGAAGACCTTGTAGGCGAGCAGCTTCACGACCTGACTGTCATCCACCCACACGATGCTCGTCATGCTGTCGAACACCGCACGGGTGAGCTTGTCCACGTCCGGCACCTTGGCCGGGAGGATGGGTGCGCTCGGGACCAGCCGCTCGCTGTTCTTCCCACTGCCGTAGTGGGAAGCCGGGCGGTGCAGCATGAACACGAGCGTGATGTCGATGGGTCCACGAAGCGGGGTAGTGAGCCCCGCCTCGTTCATGGCGACACGAGCGGCTGCTGCCAACTCGTACCGCCACGTCGTGTGCCGTGCGCCAGCGTCCTCCTTCATGTGGATGGCACCAGAGGCGCCCTTCCACACGCGCTTGGACCCTTGGGGCACGGGCGTACCCGTGACCCGGTAGCGCAGGACCGTGTTGCTATGCAGTGGCACGCGGGTGTGCCTGTGCGTAGGTCAGGTACTCGCTCTCGACAGGCGTCAGCGCAGGACCGTCGATGTCCGCTGCCTTGCGCATCAGGCGCTCGGCCTCGGACGGGTCGATGTTCGCCAGCGACTCGGCGGCAGCGATGTACTGGCTGGCCTTCTGCCTGCCCTCCGCCGTGTCGCGGGAGAGCTTCATGAGTCGGTCCAGCTCTGGGTACGCCGTCGCTTCGGTCCAGAGCGGGAGTGGGGTATCCGTGGGGGCAACGGTGGGGGCAACGGT